GTGTGACGCTTCAAACGCTCGCCCGCACCCGTCTCAAATACATGGTCATACGACAAAAGTCCATCAAAATCATTCATGCTGTGCCCCTTAAGATACTTCGTGATACCAATCATCCAACTGAACAAAGATGTCAAAAAAGTCATCCTCAGTGAGTAATGCAGTTATGTCCATGGACAACGGACCATGGACCACGCGTACAGCTTTAATCTTTGTCTCTCCTTGCTCATCAAGGCCGTAATCAACCTCAACGGGAAGTTTAAGAGAAAGATCAGCCGTGTGTAGCTGATTGGGGAATTGTATACTCATACTCTGCTATCCTTTCTTGAATTACATGTGTTAGGGACACGTAGTATGCGTTAGCAAAACATAGGTGTCAAGTACATTTTGTTGGGTTTTTTATAGGGGTTTTCCCTCATATATATGATATTAGGTATATAAAATAGGGTTTGTTATGCAATTTTGGGTATCCCTATAGGACTTTTTGGAGGAAGAGGTGTTTTTTTTATTTTTTTTGTGGGGATAGACGTGATAGACGTAATGGTGTAATAAGTTAATGAAATCAAGTACTTTTCTGATTACAGTACATTACGGGGTAAGAAACGGTGTAATTTACTGGGGTGTCCCTACGTTTAGAGGAGACGATTTTTTTTTACTACTCCTCCTCCAAAATCCTCTATAGGGAGCACTCGAATTGACTCTTGCCTTGACAGGTAGCGTTACTTTATGTATACTCCGTTGTTAATTGGTTTTTTCTTTTACGGGAGTTAATCCTTGATACAAATCGAAGCAAACATACCTATCCCTGAAGATCGCACGACCTACCCTTTTCGGGACATGGAGACGGGCGATAGCATCCTGTTTAAGGACGAGAAGCAGGCTGCCTCGGCTAGGGTAGCGGCTATACGCTTTGCCAAGGTCCACAGGCCCGGTTGGACCTTCTCTATGCGCCGTGTAGAAGACGGTTGGCGCTTGTGGAGGACTGCATGACCAAGCGGGATGTTTGGAACGTGCCCCCAGTGGTGCCTGATAAGGCCAAGCAGAGGCTTGCGAGCGAAGTCAAACCCCTAAGGCAGCAAAAGGTCCTGAATGCCAAGGAATGGAAATTTGTGCAGGAATACGTGTCAGGGGATGGCCGAGTGACCCTGAAAGAGGCCGCGATGCGTGCTGGGTACAAAGAGGGCTCTGCTTCGGTGATGGCGTGGAAGTTGACCAACCCGAAAGAATATCCCCATGTGGTGGCCGCGATCCAAGCTTATCGAGCCGAATTGGCATCGAAGTACAACACTTCGTACGAACGCCACATGAAAGACTTGCAAGAGATCCGGGACAAGGCCTTGACTGCTGGCGCGTTTGCTGCTGCCGTGCAGGCCGAATACCGGCGAGGTCAAGCATTGGGCACGATTTACGTGGAACGCAAAGAAATCAGGCACGGGACAATTGACTCGATGTCAAAAGAGGAAGTGCAGCGGAAGTTAGATGAACTTAAGCGTTTGTACGGTGGCCCTCCCCCGACTGCTTTGATTGACGCGAGCACGGGCGAGGTGTTGGCCAGCACTGACCGGGAGAAAGACCCGGAGTTTGATGCAGGCATACCGGATCCTCCGCTGGACGTTTTTGAGATAGACCGTGGCGACGACACCTGAGGCGCGATTCTCTGCACGTGTGCGAGACGGGCTCAAGGCTTTGGGCTGCGATATTGAGCGGATTGAAAACCGTGTGAACCTTGGCGTGTCCGATATGTTGGTGGGCGTGGGGGATCGCTTTGTCACCTTAGAATTGAAAGTGGTGCAAAGTGGCTTGAAAGTAAAATTGCGCCCGCATCAAATTGCTTTCTTGACCCGGCATGCAGCCAAGGGCAGGCCTTGCTTTGTGCTTGTCTTGCGTGCGGGGGGTGTAGTGCTCAAGCCCGAGCGGATTTTGCTTTACCATGGGCGCGATGCTGTTGCCCTTGCTGAAGAGGGCCTTCGGCTGCCGCCGTTGGCTGATTGGCCATCACGGGGTATGGTTTGGCAAGACCTTAGGGATGAGCTATTGATTCCGGCAGATTGATTGAAAAAAACAATTGGACATTTTGCCCCGGTTTGGCAAAATAGAGGTTGCTGAGATAATTCAGCGAACAGAAAGGATAGAGAAATGAACACATACATTGTTTTAATTGTTGCTGGCGATATTGATTGCATTGAAGAGACGCTTGGCGACCTTGTGCATATCGAAGAGTATGCGACCTTGTGCGTTAATGAGCAGGCATGCACGTTTGAAGAGGGGGAAGTGTCGAACCCTCAATATTTAACCCGTTTGGCGCAAAGTGTTGCGGCTGCCGTTAGGGGGAAAATATGAGAAAACCCGTTTGCGTTTATTGGGCGCACGCCCGCCGAGAGGATCCCTCGAAAATTTTCAGATTAAAACGCGAGGCGCTACAGTGGGGCCGCGATAATTTCGACGGGCTTTTTATTGTCGAACCAATTAATAAAGCCAAGCTATCGGAACGGCTCGATTATTTAAAAAATCAATTGGGAATTGTGCCGGAGTTGGCCTACACTGGCCGCTTCACCAACAAAGAAAGAATAGAGTTATGTTAAAAACTGTTGCAATATCAGCCAATAAAAAAACCGGTCCAATTGCGGTAACTTATCGCGCTGGCGAACATGAGACGTATGGCACGTGCCCGCGTACTTGTGCGCTTCACCCGAAAAGCGAAACCGGCACGGATCATATAGACGCGGATTATTTGGCTGCCGTATATGACGCGGTACCCCGGCGCGGTATGGCTTGGGCTTATTCTCATTTTCCCGCTGAGGCGCTGCCTACACCGGCACCGGGTAAAACGACAATTAACGCGAGCTGCGACACTATCGCGGACGCGGTGCGCACTGTAGAGCTTGGCCGCCCGGCGGTTTACGCTGCACCGGTGGACACTGCCGACACTTGGCCGCGTAAAATTCACGGGGTTACTTTTGCCCGTTGTCCCGCTGAATTGGCCGAATCATTTACATGTGCGGATTGTGGGAACGGTTCCCCATTGTGCGCACGTGGTGATCGTGATTTTGTTGTGGTTTTTGTTGCCCATGGCACGGGTAAAAAACGAGTAGGCACGGATGACCCGGGCGGCTGCTACGCTGCCAGTGGTCCGGTGGCGATACAGTGGCACGGTACGCGCAAAACCGGGCATGCAAATGATGCGCAAACGGTGCGCGACTTTGCTCGGGCGCTGCCCGTGGGCTCGATGCTGCGGCACCATATCGCGGGGGATATTGGGCGCGAGGTGGCCGCATGATATTTTTACTTGTGGCTTTTGTACTTTTTTTATTGTTAGGTTGGCTATTGGATTATTTAGATAAGTAATCGAAAGCCCTGAACTGATAGAAATAATTCAATTGACCGGCACGCACAATAGACTAGAATTCAACACATCAGCAGCCGGGCGGCTACTGATTCAACCTTTAAAGAAAGAATAGCAAAATGGCTCACATGATAGATAACACCACCGGCACAAATGCAATTGCATATGCAGGCAAAACACCTTGGCACGGTTTAGGCCAAGCTTTAAGCGCGGATGCGGATATCACAACTTGGACACGCGAAGCCGGTTTGGCTTATACAGTGCTCGAGAGTCCGGTTTTATTCCGTCACCCCTCCGCTACTGCGCCGGAGGTGTTCAAAGGCCGGAAGGCTTTACACCGTAGCGACACCGGCGCACCTTTGGCCGTTGTTTCGGACGGTTACCACGTGGTGCAGCCTGCGGAGGTTATGGGGTTTTTTGACAACTTGGTAAAGCTTGGCGGGTTTCAATTGGAAACTGCGGGCGCGTTGAGTTACGGGCGGCGCGTTTGGGCGCTGGCATCCGTTGGCGCTGGCGCGGACATTGTGGACGGTGACACCGTCAAGCCTTATTTGTTGCTGGGTACGTCATATGATGGAACAATGGCCACAGTGGCAAAATTCACCACGGTGCGCGTGGTATGCAATAACACTATCACGGCCGCGCTGGGGGACAATACGGCCTCTGTTCGCGTGCTGCACAGCGAACGATTCGACGCGGACGCGGTGCGCCTAGAGCTGGGCATTGTGGCCAATAATTTTGAGCGCTTTTTAGTTGACTCGCGCAGGCTGGCGGGCGTAACCATGGGCGCGGATGACGCGGACGCGTTTGTGGCCGAGCTGCTCAAGCCTTACCATACGGGCAAAATAGATATCACCGATTCACGGGCATATAAACGAATAATCAAATTATTTGAAGGTTCGGCTATCGGTTCGGATATTGCGGGTGTCACCGGCACGCGCTGGGGAATGCTTAACGCGGTAACAGAATTAGTAGACCACGAACGCGGACGCAGTGACAATACAAGGCTCGAATCGGCGTGGTTCGGCACGGGTGCAGCCATTAAAAATCGTGCCATGGAGCTGCTCGCGGCTTAACTAATCGATTTTTTTGCACGCTGCCGAGGGGGAATCGTCAAATTATTTGATTATTCCCCCGTTAATTTCCCCGGGGTAAACCTGCCCCCGGGCCTTGGCGCGCCGTCTCTGCAACACGTGGCGCGGTGCGTGGGCCTTGGCTCGCGCACCGGCGGCAGCCGGTGCGCGGTTGCTGGCGCGTGGGCCTTGGCTCGCGGTTCGCGCAGCGCGAACCGCGTTTGTTTTTTCCCTAATTGGTGGCGGCGGGGGCGGGCGGGCTCGACGCGGAAAGATCTATTGCTGGCGCTGGTTTGATAGAAACAATTCATTAGCCACGGACCATGGTCCGTGGTGTAATTCAATCACGGTCTGATTTAGACCGCACTCAGAAAGGATAGAAAATGACAGACGAGCAGTATAAATTCCCGTGTGAAGACCTAGAACATGCCCCCTACATTTGGGGCATTGAGTATTCCAACGATAAGGAAGGTGACGAGGTTACCCATGT